TAGAACATCAGGGATATAGCTCGCTGTAAACAGCGGACTTGACAAGGCTGGACGCTTTCAACGGCACGTCTAGCACAATCGGTTTCACGCACCAGACTACATGAGGTGGTCGGCGTGACAGAGGAATCCTCCGGATACGAGATCCGGAACTAGCCTGAGGTAGACATCTAGGGGAACGTTAGGTACGTAAACGCACGGTCTGATACCCCGCCCTCACTGCACTGTTAGATGCAGGCACCCCCGGTGAACTAGTTCCTTCTCTTTTCTCCAAATTCTCCTCACCCCTTCGCAGTACAGATCACAGCTGAGATCACTGCACTCCTAAGGGCGAAGTCACACGCCCAACCCCCATCATCTGAGTATCGCCCGTAGCAACGATACTGACGTTCAAACTGCCGTGTACCAAGGAAGGTAAGCGACACCGATACCAATCTACGCGGTATACGGGCTGCTGGGGACTCTTGTTGTCCCGATCGGCGAACGTCACACTACACACCGACGGCTGACGGCCGTCACTCACATCGTCCTCGTCAGAGGTCCGCAGGTCACAGCGGATTATTGACTACCCACTCCTCTACTGAAGGTACCGGAGCCTCCCCGCTAGGGGAATGCACAAGGGACGACTCAGGCATGGAGTTCTCGGGGCCAGGACATAGGCCCCCTCTTCCTTCTCGACAACCTCCTCCTTCCTAGGAGACTGGGACCACGGATTATCCGGGCCCAGGACAAGCCACTCAGGAGCCTTCACCTCGGGGTGAAAACGACACCAGAATTCATGAGAAAGGAACGCGTCAAAACGCCTTCCCGTAAGTGACGGACCCCCGCCTAGGCGGGGACCGCAGGTTCTCAGAACCTGTGTTCGTGGAGGATTTCGATCCTCCGGTTCTCCTTCTTTGGAACGACCAACGTTAAACAGGTCGATTCCAAACGCAATCTTGTCAGCCATTGAAGGCTCCTCGCTAACCATCCTATACCGGGAGTTTAAGGGTTGTACAACCCTCCCGGCCTCAACGGATGAACCCATCCCGCGCAGTTTCAAACCGCGCAACCACACCAAACGGTGGCGCCTGGACAAGCCCAGGTCCTCGGGCGACATGGCCCACCGTTTTCCTAAACCCGAGCGGACGAAAGCAGATACCCAACGAGGTCCTGCTTTTTGGCAAGCTTCAGCCATGTGCCTGAAGCCTTGATAGTCCGACTCAGCCCCCACCCTCCGGAGGTGCCTAATCTCCTTCCACTTCCCCCCTACCTTGACAAAGACTGTGCTATTAAGCTCTACCGTGGAGGTAGAAGTCAGTGTCTTGGCCTCGTTCTTTTCGTAGCCTTCAGG